CAGAATAACCAGTACCTCCAGCTAGAGGGCCAGCACCCGTTAAGAAATTAGCAAAACCAGAAGCTAATTGTTGCGGCATATTATATTGCCCAACGAAGTTTTGATAATTTAAATCCATTAACGCTTGGTTTCTAGCTCGGTTCATCGCGCCGACGTTCATCATCGAACTAATATCGCCTTGTCGGAAACCTTGTTGAGCACCCGCTAACCCTTGCATTGCACCTGCAGCCCCTGTTTGTGCTCCAGATAATTGCCCTGTTAACCCTTGTAATTGTCCCGCTGTACCAGAACCAAAACCATATAGTTGCGAACCAGCACCAGTTAAAGCACCCGCTGTACCCATCCCAGCTCCGTAGCGTTGGGCACCTAAACCGCTTAATAACGAAGAAAGTCCTGTTTGAGCTGCACCACTTTGTGCACCTAATCCAGAAGTTAATCCTGCTGCCCCTGCTTGAGCTGCTCTCGAACGACTAAACTCATTCATCGCTGCGTCGCGTGCACTTTGATAACCAGCACTACGAATACCGCCGACTTCTTTCATCATCGCTCGGGTAGCTGCGTCTGTAGATTCTTGTTGACCAAGTCTAGACCTAGCGCCTCCGAACGACCCTGAGCCTACTTCAGAAGCTCGTCTAGCTACATCGCCTTGGGCTTGCCCTTTTTGAATATCTGCAATCGTTTGTTGTACAACAGCATCTTCATAAGGGTCACTAAATCTACTAATACTTGACGGATCAAACTCTGCAGTACTCGCCCGTGTTTGCGCTAACGCTTCTTGTATAAAAGGATTTTGTACAGAAGCACTGCGCTCTGCTGCACGTTGCGCTGCTCCTAAATCACCTCGTAACCCTCGTTCAGCAGCTTGAGTCGCGCCTATACCTGTACGGGTATAATCTTCACCTTGTTGTTGTGCTCGTAATGCAGCAGCTTTTGCTTCAGAAATACCGCCAGCTTGCGTAGCTAATGCTTCTTCAGTTAACCCTTGAGCGCGAGCTAAATACGGGGCATATGCGCCGATACCCGCATCTGCGAGCTGCATTGCGTATTCTTCTCTAGGAGAAAACCCAGCAATACGTTCGCCGCTATAAGTAAACGGGTTAGAATCTTTAGCGCCTAAATTTTCGAACTGGGATCGATAATAATCTTGGACTTGTGGAAATAACCCAAAACCCCCAGCCCCTGTCCCGAACAACATATCATAAATACGTCGGTCGGGAGCTTGATAACTATACGCTGTATCTTCTTCAGCCATTACGATTTACCAAAGTTTATTTTATCAAGAGCCGCGATTCCTTTTTCGAAATCACCGCCGCCCATATTTTTTACACCTTTATGCGAAACGACGTATTCTTGATCGCTTGCCCATATCGGTACTAAATCTTCTTTTGGCCCTCCGGGGCCATCAACTTCGCCGCCTTGTATAAATAATTTACGACCAAGTACAGAACCTTCGTCGGGTGTGCCTCCGTTAGCCATACCTATACGTTGTGTTCTGACTTGTCCTGGTTGAAATCTCGGTCTGACTGCGCGGATTGGTGCTCGGCGTTCGTCGTCCCCACCGCTCCCAATAGCTTGACCAACGATCTTTGCAAGATCTTGACCCGAAGACGCAAGTTGTCTAGCAACCACAGGATTTTCATCTAAATATTTTTGGAACTTTTCTAAACGTCCCGCTTGTTCAGTAGCGAGTATTGTCCCTTCAGCCCGTTGACTAGCAGTTCCCATAGGAATGTCTACTGCTACTGGAGAATTTACAGCTTCTTGATTTAGCGCGTCTAATCCTACTTCTTTAGCAAGCATTTGATCGTAAGGAGCTAACTGCTCTATTTCGCTTACAACCTCTGCTGCTCCAGCGGCAGCGTCTGGGATGCTACTAGCACCTTTTGACCCACCAAAAAGATCTTTTATTTTAGTTATATTTCCTGCAGCCGAACCTAACTGGTCTAAAAGAGCCATTATGCCTGAGAGACCTCCTGAGAGGAGATCGCCACCAAAAAACATCTCTGGAGGATTACTTTGTAATGGCGCGTCGACTTGTTTGCGATATTCTTCGTTAAGAGCATTAACTAATCGTTCACCGCCAATATTACCGATACCTGTATTAGCGCCATACGTTGCGTATTTATTGAGGATATCCATCGTAACGTCGCGAGGTAGCCCAATATCTTCGCCTTGCTCCATAAATTTAGTAGCGTTAGATTCTGGGTTCATCATCGAAGTAATCAACGAAGAACTTTGTTCGTCATCGAAAAGTCGTGTCATGATTTTTTCTTCTTAGCTGGCTTTTTCTTTTCTGTTTTCTTAGCGGCTTTACCGCCTTTCATAATATCTTTATCGACAGTAGCCGCTTTACCGCCTGTTAAAACAGAATTTACACGAGCCATAGCCCATTGGTGTTGTGAAGTTCCAGGACGGTGCCCTGTTTTATACGCAGCTAATCCACGTTTATAAACGCGAGCAAGTTGACCAGCGGTTACTTTTTTGCCTTTTTTACGAGCAGCTTCCGCTTTATTAGATAGAGCTTTTTTAGTTTTATCTGAAAGACTCATGACTTCGTGCCAAACCTCTCTTTAAACCTGCGAGTATATTTAGACTCAATGGTTTTCCTACGCTTACCTTTTTTCTTATCGGTAGAAAATTTGTAAGCTGAAGGATCGTCCATCGACTTCTTTTTATTCCTAGCTATTTCTTTCTTGCGTTTTTTCTTTTCTTCCGCAGAAAGCCCAGCTAGGTATTTCGCAGGGACTTTAGGTTTTTTCTTCGTCTTTTTCATGACTATAACGCTACTACGAGATTACCGTTCGTAACAACTTGGACTGTGCCTACGCTCCCTGTTGCACTCAGCCCTGACGTATTTGGGGTCGATAGATTCTCCCAAATATTGCCCAAATATACTTGAAGAACGCCTTCGGTAGTATTCCAAATAATATCCCCATCGGCAAATTGTCTTTGATCACGCTCTGGGCTTGTAAACTGAGGGGTCGCACTAGGGTCAAAAGCATCTAAATTTAGCTCTAATACCCTGACAAATCTGTTAAAAGTTTGCGCATCTACTACCCTTGAGTAAAAAGGGTTTAGTAAAGGCAATCTGCCCTGCAGCAGTTTTGCCATTATCGTCTACCGTTGGGCTGTAAATCTAAACGTGTTGCACCTATAACAAACCCAACCCCTAATCGTGCTCCAGTATCCGCATCATCATCTGATTCGAAACGCACTGCGGCTTGTCTAGCCCTCGCTCTCGTATCTACTTTTGTTGTAGACGCTGTAAATGCAGTCGTTTGATCAGTCGTTAGACTTTGTCCTGGAAAATCCCTAGCTTTTAAAACGACGTTTAACGTCTGTGTAGAACCACTATCCCCTGTAAATTTGACGTCAGGGATAAACCGACGAATAAATTGGAATTCTTCACCGTCTCCGATATCGAAATCTGCACTTTCGATAAAGACGTTATCCATTGGGACACCGTCATCGTCGTGACCTGTTTCATGTGAATAAATATAGTTGTTACCGTCAGCATATCCTGCGGCTCTTGGGAAAGCGACGATACCTTCGTCTAACCATGCTGTACGAGAAAGCTCACCTATTGCCCACGTTTGTTCTACATAATTAAATACGACATATCTATCTATCGTTACACTGCCTGAAGTGCAATAAAACCAACCGACTTCATCGAATTGTTTATTTAAAAATCCAAAAACTTGGAATGCTTGTTCTGAATTAAGATCGTCGAATACAAAACTATGGACACTACAAGGTAAAGGAACTACTGACCCGTTATAAGTATAGAAACCTTTTTTATCCATCCAATAAACGCCAGTAGGCGAATTAACGGCAGCGTTAGGGCCAATCAAACTAACGCCTTCATTAACTAGCGTTAAGCCGAAAGTATTCGGTGGGCCAATAAATTGCAAACTATATAAAGCTGCATCTGTCCAAACTAATGTTTCTTGTCTAGCTCGTAACCCGCCGATAATTTCTGAACCTGCAGAACAACGAAGAGACCCTGCTGTATTAGTAGCTCTCGGTTCAAAATCTAACGGGTTTTCTTGATCCGAAAACGCGATTAATAACGGATCTATAGCTCCTGAACGAACAGAACCGTCCATAGGGTCTGCACCTAATACAATAACGTGTCTATCAACATCAGAAACTAAAACTTGTAAACCTAGCGTTGGGACTTGATTAGCGTTAGCGATACTTGATAAAGCTACGGCTCTTTGACTTGCAGAAGAAAAATCCCAGAAGAAAATACCACCTGCCCTAACATTAGCGATTAAATCTTCGCCAAAGTTATCAATAGACCATAATCTTAATTGGTTATTCGCGGCTAACGAACTGGTAGATCCCCAAGTACCTGACCCCCAAGCCCCAGCACTCCAACCTGTGCCGGAGATAAATACATCTAAGCCGACGCTAATTTGATAAGCCCCAATCGTAGAACCGCCTCCGTTACCTGTATCGGATGAATTAGCGGTAACGGTAACGCCATCTGTATCTTTTGCTGTAATTGTAAATGCGTTAGCGGAAGTAACAGCGGTAACTTGATA